ACAGAAGTAGACGGATCATGCAAAGCCGTAGTCGAGTTTGACCACATAATCTCCGTTGTGGGCAGGTTAAGGTGTGAAAAAGTCACCACACCATTAACAGTAACAAGGAAGTCCCCTGTGCTGTTTGCAGCGTGGGCTTCAATCTTAACCTGGATCTTGCACTTAGCAGCCTTAGCTGCGGGAACAGTATATACGGTCGTGGTGCCAACTGTAGTAGTAGTTGCCTCACCAAGAACGCCAATAGCATCGGCCATCGTCTTCTCCTACAAGGACTGAGTACCAAAAGCAAGCAGACGAGGAAGACCAGTGGCATTTTGCTGCGCGGTAAGCTCGTTCTTGATAATCAAAAACTGAGCGCGGAAAGCCGCCTTGCTGGTTTTCACATTGTCGGCCGGAAGGGTGGAGTCAACAGAGCTAGTAGCCATGATTATCTCCTGAGTGATCCGCGTTGATATGCTAAAGTGATTGCAATGAACTTCAACTCTTTCGTAGCATCGCCTGATATTCGCAGCTTCTCGATCTTGTACCTAGCTGTCCAGGCAAACAACTTTTCTAAGCGGGTAGGTCGGCCACCACCAAAGTCTTCGCCAAACTCGTCTCCACCGAAGCCGGGAGCGTCCCCACCTTCGAAGACCATTGACAAGGTGGGATCAAGAACATCAACGTCCCATCCAAGTCCATCATCCCACTTGAGGGTGTCCTCTACCCAATCTTCTCCAAGGTCGGAGCGGTCTTTGTAGATGTTGTCTACAAACATTTCAACGAGAAATCGATTGTCGCCTACAGTATCGAAGCCGATATACCTACTGGCTTTAGTAAGGAACCGTTCTTTGTTGTCCGACCAAGGAAGTTCCCAAACAAACTTGATGGGAACTCCACTATCGGCGGTGTCTGCTACAGGGTTCCATCCAGTATAATCTGACCAAGGAGTGTCATCGTCCCACATTTCTTGGTCGCCCTCGTAGTCTTTGAAGACACGATCACCACCTACATAGTCTTCCCCAAGAATGTAGACCTGTGTTCCTTCTGTCAAGAAGATACGCTTCAAAGCTGATTGACAACCAGACCGGAAATTCCAATTCCTCCAATCTTGCCACGCGGCGATTTTCAGCTTCACATTTCTCTTGTATACAAAGCAACGGGTTTCTGTTGTGTCCGCGGCAACGTCTGTGTCAGGGACAAACACCATGAAGTTGTTAGCCTGACTATCCCACAACGACCAAACTCGATCTTCTTGTGCAGCAGTCGCCGCAAGGTTTCCAACGGAGAAAAGATATGCAGGGTCAATTAGCTGTGACGCTCTAGAGCTGGACACGTTTCCAGTGAATAATGCACGCTTTACATTGGATATGCCAGCAACATCTCCGAATAGCATATCCTCGCCAATGGTTTGGATTCCCCGGTGAGAGATTGCTCCAACATTCTCGATTGCATCATCGAAGGTGGGAGTGTGGTCGCTACCGTCGAATACTCCTAGCGTCCCAGGCAGGATAGCATTTTCAAACATGACCATAATCTTGTCACGGAAGCGTCCAAGCCCTTTAATCACATTGGAACCACTAGGGACGCGAGAGCCTAGATCAAGATTGACGGCATCATTCGGCGCACTGTCACCAACCCATGTCCCACCAACATCTGTAGCAGAAATGAATAGCCGATCTTCCAGACCATCATCCAAAGAACCAGCCATCACTAAGTAGCGTCCATGAGCAACAACAAAACGAGCAATCGGTGTGTTAGTGTTGGTTTTGTCAGCCAAATCCTGTAAGAAGGTAACGTTCATACTGGTGTCGATGATGAGTGGCTTGTTGACTCCATTACAGACAATCAACGATCCATTGAATTGTGCAAAACTAGCGAAAACTGTAGTGGCCCATCCAGACGGAGCCCCAGGCAACGCTCCGGCCAGGTTATCATTCCAAATCTCTGTAACAATCCCGGAGCTATCGATCTTAACAAGCTTGCCGTTGGCTCCAACACAAACGATAAAATTGTTAAAGTACTCACAATTGATGATTTCGTCTAGGTAGTCTTCTGTGTCAGCAAACAATCGGGTTCCCGGACGAACGGAGTTTGATCCGTCAATACTTCGTTGCATGTTCTCTAAAAGCTTGGAGAACTTGGTATCAAGATTCAAGTCATTGTCAACAACATTCCACCCACCACTGAAGTCACGGATGGTAGCATCAAGTAAGACATTCTTCCGCTGGACTTGCGGGGGCTTACCGTCTGGGCCTTGTGGGAATAGAAATGTATCCATTAGAACGGAATCTCATCATCTAGGGAAATTGGAACCTTGTCTTTTGTCTCCTTAATCGTCGTGTCCACGGTCTGTGCGGGCTGGTGAGTTAGTTGTTTCGGAGCTTCCGGTTTCTGACGGAATCGTTTGACTAGGGCATCGAACAACGCCTTCCCCTGCTTTATAGCCTTTGGCGCTTTCGATAGTTGTGTTGGTCCTGGGAGGAATAGCCCTTCCTTGGCATCTATGGCAGCCCGAGCAGCCAGGTCCATCGCGTCTTGAGGGGTGACATCCCTGAACACGTCGTCACTGGGCTCGTCGATGTATCGCTCTCCTTGAGCTTCTTCAAATGCCTTGTGCCAAGGATGGTTTGCGAATAAGTCCCTGTCTCTGGCACGCAAGTCTTCAAACAATCCTTTGGAAAGTTCCCAGAGCTTGTTCCTTCTTTCGTCTTGAACTTCCCAACCAAGGTGCCCAGAAGTGCGACCGGCTTCGGCATCGTATATGTCCTGTTCCGCCCGCAACTCTTCGTAGGCCTCCATATCGGTAAGCGGCCCCCCTTCTCTTGTCTCCCCCACATAGTATAGGTCTAAGAAGTCAGCTAACTCTTTCGCAGCACCAGGATACGCTATGGGCTCCTCTGGAGGATTCGTTACGCGCATATCCATACTAATATAATCCTCCAAGTCTATCTCATTAAACAGCTCACCAGAGCCGTAATTGAGGTATGGCTCCTCAAGACTGGTTGCCGATGTTTTGTGCGCGTCACTCAAGCCCTTGCGAATACGATCGAACAACTCGTAGTCAGAGATTCGGTTCGCATAGTCCCTCTTGTACCCGATCTGTTTCAGAGCATCGAGGATTACCGGATACCTGTCTTGTCCTCTCGCATGGATCAGGTCATTCATAATCTGTTGGGCCATCGCTTCGTTCGAAGAGGCTGCCGGGACGAGTCCTTCGATAGCCTTCATTAAAGGGCTTGCCATCGGCAAAGCAGCAGCTCCTCCGCCCATAAGGCGCAGGAAAGCCCTTCGCGTGATTTCGTCCATCGCCATCCATCAGTCTCTTGGGCCTTGTAGGAATAGGAATGTGTCTATTAGAAGGGAATCTCATTTGTATCTATAAATTTGCTTACATCTTGGTTACGCATAAATCTATCTACAAAATCTCCTGCTAGTCTTGGATTAGTATTCTGTAGACTTTGTAATTTGGGAGCAATATCTTGTATTTTTGCTCCACCTTGTACTGCCGCCACCAACTCATCAAATAATCTTTGTTGTGCCACCATTGAAGGATCAGCTCTTGGAGTTACTCTTGCTGCACCTTCAATGTCATCTAATATAGTTTCTATAGAGTAATCTGGACCACCAAAAGGATCGCTATGCTGTGTTACAGCAGTTGTCCCAGAGCCTCTGGTAATAGCATCTGCCTCATTAAAACCTTTCTGATTTCTAGTAGCCATACCGACTTGCCCATAGGCATCATCGATGAACTGTTGTAGCTGATAGACCTTTTGCCTTGGTTCGTCTACTAAAGCAGCCCTCGCGGCTAACGGGTCTGTGCCTTGTGCAGCATTTGCAGCGGCTCTACTAGATGTAACAGCTTGGGCAGCCGCTCCCGGATCGGGGATAACGCCTACAGTTTCTCCCGCAGGGTTTACTATTCGTTGTCCTGCACCACCGGCGCGAGACAGAGTATTCTCGCCCTGCGCCATAAGCCTTTGTAGGATTGCTTGAAGAACTGCATTGCTAGGAGGCATCTCTACAACTCCACGAAACTGAATGTTTTCGGAATACTCGTCACCGGATCAAGGCTGATCGGGGCACTGTTGAAGTTGTTCTTGAGTTGCTTCACTCTTGCTTCAAACAAGAGTTGGAACTTCTGTGTTGCATTGGGATTGGTGCCATCGTCTTCCAGATAGTCAAACACCGCTCCCAAGATTAACGCTTGGTCGTCAAAGTCAACCTCAACAGTGGAAGTGAATGTAGCTGGTCTAGTACGATAGCCCACTACAATGTCACCCGTGGATGCTAACGGCCAGACCCTAAACACACGAGTCGTCTTATTGTCGAATGTTGGCCCTAACGCTTCATAGTGAATGGGCGTTGTGCCAGCCAGTTCGAAAGGATTAGTCGTCAGCTTCGAAATCTTTGTCAAAGCCGTGTTGGAGTTCTCCGGGAAGACCACGGCGATGTCTTCAAATCGTTTAATGAGATCAGTTAAGTCTGTAGTGACGACTCCTAACGTTGCGTCAAGAGTCCACTGCGACCAACTAAAGAACTGAGGCCAAAAGACCTCATCAAACAGAACATCGAACTTGTGCTGAATCATTTCAGCAATTCGATCTTCCGCGTATACTTGCACACCTGTACCGGCCACCATTGACAGGCGGTCGGCTGTTCGTGCGACTAGTTGTGTTAGCGTTGCCATAAGAGTAGTGGGCGGGGAGGAAAAGGGGAGGACAAAACCTCCCCGCCCATCCTACTTAGCCGTTGAACTGTTCAATACCGTGGAGATCGGTGGTATTGACCTTGCAACGGACTTCATAGGACTTGCTTCCGTCACAAGCGGAGGTCACGCGGATTGTGCCGCGAGTATCTTCCGTTGTAGCGGTTTGCGTGGCTGTGTCGTCGCCCGCAACAAAGCAAAGAGGCTCGACAACGATTGAGCAGTTGTGCGCGCCCGCCGTGGGAGTTCCATCCCCGGAGATGCCGATTGCTTCATGGGCATCGACGCGGTTGGTAGCCCCATCGTCGTCGGTAGTAGCGGTATCGCTATCCGCTTCCGCAACCGCAGCCGTCGTACCAAGCACAAGGCTTAGTCCAGCGACATCAGTTGCCCCGACAACGACAGTAGCGGTCTGCACACCACTCATCAGCGTTGTAACAATGGAGTGAACTCCAGTGATCTGTCCTGCGAAGGGACAAGTAACCACAACATCGGCTCCCGAAGCAGTACGAACTGCATCGACCTCCACAAACACTTCGAAAGGATCGTGTGGGAAAGTTACATCGTCTTCAGTGTAACCAATGATCGCTTCGGTCTTATAAGGAAGACCAAGACGGTCAAACCAACCAATATCGCAAGTGTCACTGGCTTGTCCGGCAGCAATGTTGAGGGTATCCACGAACTT